TTGTCCTATCAATTAGCTCATAAAGATTTCTAGCCGAAGCTTCAATTGCCATTATCGAACCCCTTGTTGAGGTGCGTTTGGTTTTCCTTGGCCCATAATCCAGCCAACAAGTTTTCCGAATCCATCAGCCATAACTTTTGTATTGTCAGCAGTTTGAAGAGCAGCATTTTGTGCTGATTGCCCAAAAGCAGCTTGCATCATATTCTTTCCAAGATCGGCTATTCCTGAATAAGATGCTTGCTTCGCTGCTGCTCCAACGGATGCGCCGGGAGTATAAGCTGCCCTAGCTGGCCTATCGCCCAAAGCTTTACCAAATGCTTGGGCTTGAGCTTCCATGCTTCTTCCCATGCTGCTTTTAGCCTCTTCCGCCATAGCTTTTAAAGCTTCAGATTTCGATTTGCTCACCCAGCTAACCAACCAAGCACCAGCCTCAAGAACCGCTACAGTCATGGCTTTTAAGCCAACCATGAATGAATGGAAAATTCCAATTACAAAATTCACACTTCTGTACAATGTCTCAAAAAGGAAACTGAAAACAGGAGTAAGAATCATCAATATCTCAGATAAATCTACAAACAATGGAATTATGCCTTCTATTATTGGTATTAAAAAACTTATTGCATCAGCCCATATAGCTATAACAGGAACAGCGATTTTTAGCATTGAATTTCCAAATTGCTGTATTACTGGAGCAAGTTGGTTCATTAATGGCATTAATGTATCTGCAAAAGCCCTAATAATTGGAATTGCAGCTTGAATTATTGGCCTTAAGCCAACCCCTATGGTTGCCTGTAAATCGCTCATTGCTAAAGACAATTGAGCCATAAGGCCGGGGTCAAGTGCTTTTACAAATGTTGATACAGCATTAACCAGATTCATAAACATTTTTGGAGCGACCGCTATTGCTACAGCGGATGCAGCAATTGCAGCCCCGGCAGCAGTAGCAACCGCAGCTAAACTTTCAATTCCAGCAGCAGCAGTCAACATCCCGTCTGATAATATTGCGAATCCAGCTTCAGCCTCATCGACATACTTGAAGAATGAACCAGCTGCCACCTCCGTCATCTTCTTAATTGTTTCTCCAGCATCCTTTATGTTGGATTCTGAGCTTCCAGATTCTTTCTTTTTTTCCTTACCAGCTTCAGCCTGCTTCTTCTCTTCTGCTTTTATTTTTTTCTTTTCATCCTTTGGCGGTTTCATCTTCTTGATGGCATCAAGAATTTCAATCAATTTTGAATATATGTTTGACAAATATCCTTGAGCGTTTGCAAAATTCCTGACAATTTCCTGAGTTAAATCAGATATTCCTGTGTCGATAAACGAAAGGTTATTGCTTGAATTGTAAGTGAAATCACGGATGTCACTGGCGAGGTCAGCTATCCTCTCTAGGTTGTCCGCTGGAGTCGCCATGTCTATTCTCCCACGCTGCTTCTAGCTCTTGAATCGACTTTCCAAAGGCAAGACCCATCTCGAAGAACTGCTGCCTTGCAAGCGATTCATTCTCTCCAAAATGCGGATCAATCTTCAGTGGTACGCCAGTCTTCTTATTCCTTGGCCTGTAATATATAAGCGACACTTGCCTCATAGTCAGCTTGGCCACTTGATCCATCGACAAGCAGTATGGCTCATCAACCAATCCAGCAATAAGCTGTGGCCAATTTGGCGTTATGTCTTCGCCTCCTGAGCCTTGGCCTTTCCCATTGCAACAGGGAATGACCTCTCAACAACCATCTCTACTAGCGAAGAAATCTCTGAATTTTCATTGATTAGCGTACTTGCATCATTGGCTGAAATTCCAGCTAAAATTGAAAATAGAGTGGAAATTCCCCACAATGTCCTGAGCAATTCAGATGATCTCTTTCCACCGAATACGAATTCGCCATTCTTGATTGATTCGATCACTTCAGCTATCTGTTTATCGTATTCTTCCTTGTCTAGGAATTCCTTGTACTCACGAATCTTCTCAAGCGACTTGCGCTCAAAAGCTCTTTCAAGCTCAGACTGCTTCTCAAGAGTCAGGAGGGAAATCTTGTACTTATTCCCCTTGGAGCATACCCATTCGATAGCTCCTCCAGACTGTCCAATGGAATCGGAAAGGGTTTGGATTCCCATTTCAATCATCCTTTCGGGTGGGGTGCGTAATCAACTTCCGTAGACAAGCAGGCGAATTCTATATCGTATTCTAGCAAATTTCTGACTGAGTTGTCATAGCTAGTGCTAACAACTACTGAATTTGTGACTTGGAATAAAGTTCGTTTTTGGCCAGCTTGGTTGGTGTATTTGATTTCCAGCTTGCCCTTTTCGTTGATGATCGGCACTCTTGGACCGTCATTGATGCTTATGGAATTATCTAGGAATAGATAACCGTGAATCGTTACTTTGGTTTCACGCATACCGCCATTAAGCATCTGCATCGGGATGCCATAATTCTTCCACGCTGGAACGGCAGATAAATCGCCATTGACGATACTGCCTTCAATATTGGCATCACGGAGCGACTTGATATTGGAGATATGAATAGACTCGTCCTCAATCTCAATGCCCCATTCGTCGGCAAAGAGAGTGAGGACGGTCCCCGGACGAGTCTCGGAAGTGAAGACAACGCCAGAACCCTTACCTGAATAGAAGGGCATGGCTTATCCTCGTTACGCCTGAGCGATGGTCTGATTCTGGGCAGCTTGAATCACACCGCTATTGTCCATGTTTGTTAGCGTTCCAGTGAATTCAAAGGTCGGCTTTTCACGGACATTGTTGCCTACTGTCACACCAGTGAGAATCACGCTAAGCGAGAATCCAATAGTGCCAGTCTGCAATAAACCAAGCTCAACAGGAACAACCGTCCCAGCTTGGAAAGTGGTCAGAACTCCAGCGTCAGCAATACTCTCATACGGTCCAGAAGCAGAGATAGTGCCACCCCTAATACCAGACATAATCGAGTTCATGCCATAGGATTCAAAGTTGGTGGCATCAACTTCTTCAACCTCAAGCTCCATGCTCCACTCTTCAAGAGGGATGCGGACGGCAGGCGATCCAACAGTAACGAATCCAGTCTTACCAGCGTAATAAGCCATGATTACTGACCTCCCAAGAAGGCGATTTTGTAAGTAGCACCAGCGGAACTAGAAAGAGTAAGCGTCTTGTCAGTGCCACTGACCGTCTGATGGGTAGGTGTTGTGAACATGAATCCAGCACCAGCTGGAATCGAGATGGTCGGGCTTGTTCCACCAAGGAACCATTCAAGACCATTCGTTGCGCCGGGAGCGAATACAACCGTTCCAGTGGAGGAAGTGACGATGACCGCAAAAATCCTCGTCAGGTTAATTGCGGTTCCCAAGAAATCCGTAAGTCCAGTGGTGAGGTCATAGGTATACGATCCACCAGCTGACAGAGTTCTCTGCTCTGCGAATACGATATTTGCTGGAGTAGCACCAGTAAGCGCAGGGGATACTGAGAGCGATACAGCATCAGCACCTTGGGCGACAGGATTGAATCCGGTCAGCGTTTTCTGCTGATCCCAAGCGACATTCATCAATGTCGATGCTGAGTTGAGTGCCATTAGCTCACTCTCTGCTCAATACTCTTATATTTAACAATAATGCCAGATATATCATAATTGTTGGCATCACCAGATACAATATCAAAAGGTGGAGAAGTTTCCATATTTATATCAATTACAGTTGCTGCTCCAGCCAGCAATGGTTGATACAGGGTATTTCTAATGGATTGCCTTAATTCCAAGAAAGATTGGACATCCGATTCATATATCCTGTTTCCAGCCCTAATAACTGTGACTTGTACTTCGTAGATGTATTCAACAACCGTATCAAAAGCCTCCATCCCGATCCTCTCTCGACCGGGAGTAACAAGCACCAGAGGGATCGTATCCTCCTGTACTAATACAGGTTTCTTCCTAATTTTTACCGTTGGAATCCCGGCAATCGCCTCAAGCCGTGTCTTTGTTGCCGTTAAAATGTCGCCAAATATCGAAGGCATTAGTTGACCCCTTCCCCAGCTTGAGAAGTGGCCTTGACGCTCCAGCGAGTGCGGAGAACCCCGTCATCAATCAAGTCCACATTGTACTTTTTGCCATTCTGGTCAGTAATTATCGCATTTAGGCGGGGGATGAAGGATGACGATCCAACCACATCAATGTTGGTTTCATCGTCATCAGCAACAATGTCATTGCCTAATCCGTCCTGAAGATAAGCGGATTGGATTGAATTCTTCCAGATAAGGAACTCAATCGCTGCTGCGTAATAAGTCGATCCAGATGCCGTATCAGTCGCCAATACTGCTGGTCGGCGTGTCACATCTGGAATGGTTACAGCTGATTCACCTTGATTCTGAAAGGTGATCGTTTCCTTATTATCGAATATTACATAATCGTCAGCTATGTTTAACATTATGACCTTTCACCCGGATAGTGTATTTCTATTAGTCCGAATGAATTCTCTCTTGGTATCCCATCGGCGGTATCGGCTAAACCAAGTCTTCCTCTAGCTGCGAGTATTTGGGAATATCTCGCTGGGTCAGGGTCTGATCCACGCCTCTTGTAGCCTATCTTTATTTTATCATTGTCTTTGATTGAATCGGCAGTTCTTGGCTTGTAATAAACACTTCTATAGAGTTTTCCGCTTCTCCTAGCTGGGTATTCTCCGGGCTGAGAAGATGGCGGGTAATCATTACTTATTAGCTTTTTATGCTTCTCAACCAGATCAGAAGCAAAGCTAATTAAAGCTTCTTTTCTTGCCTTCCTGTCTATTTTTGGTGGTTTATATTGAGGCTGAGCCTCTTGCTCTTCCGGCTCCTCAATTTTCTCCTTGGCCTTCTTGCCAGTAAAGTAGCCGAATAAATTGGTGAAAAACCCTCCAATCTTGGAGAGTATTCCACCCTTCTTCTTTTCAACTTTTTTATAGACTGGTTCTTCTTGAGCTTTCACTTCCTCTTCGGGTGGAAGCTCATCGGCGTATCGTACAGTCAGAACTGTGCGAATATTCGCCATTCATCAGTCCGTCACGATGTAGGTGATATGGCCACCAACCGCCACTGCTGCGCTGAGATTCAGATTCAACGCTTCGCCTTGGTTCGTTTCAAACTGTCCAATCAGACCACCGGGAGTAGCCTGTCCAGCGGAAGGAGCAGCACCGCCATTAGCAGCTAAAGCCATAGGACCGCTGAGAGCATTGGATGCCGATTGCCAAGTAACAGAGACATCACCAGCAGCGATAATCACATAGGACAGAACCCGAATTCGTTTATTGGTTACAGCTGCGACAATCGTGTTCGATCCAGAGGCAGAGGCGTTTACAATGGCGTATTTCATCTTGATTTAACCCTCGTCATCCTCTGGAACGGTCCACCAAGAAGCTGCTGAATCTTGAGTAGAGATGCCAGCTTGGTGGTCAGCGTATCGAGGTAATCAGCCCAATTCACAGTCTGCCCGTCTACGGTGTAATTAGGCTTAGGATTGGCAGTAATTTCCTTGATTGTTTCGGAGATGTTAGCGATTGCCTGAGCAATATCAGTTTCCGCTGACATCTTTGAACTCCACAGCTACTGGCTGGCGAGATTCGTGCAGTTGGTAGCGAAGTCGATATTCGTTCTTCGCCTGCTCTTTTCCGTATGCCTTTATGAAGGCTCTGGGAAGCTCCCCGAAGGAAACCTCCCAGACCTTCATTGTTGGCATTACAGTCTTCTCAGATGTGGTGGGTTTCATCTGCCTCAGACCTTATTAGGCGTTGTTGTTCTTGACGCTGTGCCAAGGACTCCAGACGCTGGGGATACCACGCTCGTTGGCGAAGTAGGTTGCGACGATGCCCCTGTCGAGCATCTCGTACTGGTTGGGGCTGGCCTGAGTGACGGTCAGCGGGTAGTTCTGCATATAGCGGAACGATTTCCCGGCTTCCATCATAAACCACAAGCCATCGGTGTTGGCCTGATTCAGGTTCAGGCCATCCGCTGCCAAGCAACGCTGCTCGATCAACGGGCTGGACAGAACTTGGAACTGTCCAGAGTAAGGATTACCCGGAGTGCTGCTCACATTCAGGGTATCAGCAGTTGCCTGAGTCGCACCCGGAGTGGTACGGCGATCAGTGCTGCTTGCACCCAGAATCAAGTTAGCGGTAGCCAACTTCGCCGGATTCACCAGAATGGTGTTCGGCGTAATCAGCAGACGCTTGCCGGTATGGGGGTCTTCCATACGGGAGAAGAGCAGCATGGAGGACTGGATTGAAGTCCAGTCAACCAACTGGTTGGTGTGGGCGTTGAGATAGCCCAAGGTTCGGCTAGTCACATAGGTGTTGTAAGTCGAACCGTTGTACTTGAAGGTGTTGTTCACCCCAAGCAGCGTGTCTATGACTTCCAACTCCTTGCGATAAGCAAGCTCAGTACCAACCGAATTCGCCTGCTGGAGGATAGCTCCGGTCAGGTCGAAGAAAACGGTTTCCTTGAGAACATCAATCGCCAGAGCGTTCTCACGGGTTTCGGGAGTCTCGATCCAACGCTCACCGAATTGAGCCCTTGGATGAGTCTCGCCGGGAGCCCGCTTGCGACCCCGATCACCGATGTTCTGAAGGCCGATAACCTTCTGACCGTTGAGCTTGGTAGCTTCGACGGGCATCAGCTTATCAGCAATCAGAGCGGGGTTCTGGAAAGCTTCCAGAATCTTCACTTCCACCAGACCACCAACGATGGCGGTGAATGTGTTGATGTTCAGGAAGGCCGAAGGATCAAGGCCGAAACCAGTGGCTTCGACTAGAGCCCTCTGCTCATTGGGGAATCCGCCTTCAACCAGAGAACGGGCAATCGTGTACTGATTCAGACTGCCAGACTCAGGATTGAAAACATTGCGCCAGCTGGGCCCAACGATGGACTCGGCAAGCTCTTGGAGGCTGAACTGCTCAGGGCGAACGCTGCGATCCTTCAGGATGCGGTTGCCAGCGAAGTCCCGATTGTCGTTCCCGTCCTTGTCGCAAAGGCCCAAACCTTGGCGCATCTCGGTCAGGAACCGCCAACGCCCGTTAGTCTCCTTAGTGCGAGACTCGTACAGGCTCCTCAACTTAATCGTGTTCATTGCTCTTGTTCTCCTTGTTACTCGTTATTAGACGGAAGTGGTGTTGTTGTAGTCAGCGTAGTTGAAGGGCGACCACCGCCCGATCAAGCGAACACGCACCGAAGTGGTGTTGGAAGCATAACGCTCCACAACATAGCCAATCGCCTCGCCAGCATCGGTGGTTTTCACCAGAGTCTGGTTAGCCACATTGCCAGCACCAGCAGCAGCGGTCACCGAAGCAGCGACCAAGTCACCGGGCTCGAAAGTGGCAGCAGCGCAAGTCGCCTCGTACAGTGCGTCAGGGGCGAAAGTGATAGCCTCGCCATTGAACGCAGGGTAGCCAGCAGAAGGATCAGCTGCCAATTTGCCTTGAAGGGCAACGCCAGCGAAAACTGCACGAATTGCAGCTTGGTCAGTATTAACCGTTCCGGTCGCCACATACTGGTCAAAAGGTTTCAGCACCTTGTTGGTCGTATCCCAGAACAACAAGTCGCCAACGCTGATGGCGGTGGAAGCTGCGCTAGGCAGATCCATCACCGTGTCAGAAGCTGGCTTGTAGAGCCTGAATCCACCGAAAACAGTACCCATTGCTCATACCCCTTTCTTTAGTTTTGCAACCAACGGAACAAGGACTCACCTTCAGGAATGCTAGACCCCTTGCTCTCTTGAAGCGGGGCACTTGCTGGTGGGCACTTGGGCTTCGCTGCAACATAAGCAGCAGCGATCCTCTTGATCTGACGCTCCATAGCAGACTCCTCCAGCGAAGACAAATCTTCGACCAGAGACTCTTCAAACTTCACGCCAGATGCTTCGCAGAGGTCACGAATCTTGTCCTTGGCTTTTAGATAAGCCAATTCGGCCTGCGGGTCTTTCGACTCCTTCACAGGTTTCATTCGCTCTTTGCCCATTTCCTTATCATCCATGTCGGAATCATCAGATTCTTTCATGGGTTTCATCTTGGAACCGCATTTCTCGCAGGTATCCATCTTCTCTTCGGCATCAACCGAATCAGCCTTCTTGTCAGCATCCATGCCTTCTTCGGTATCGTCCGAAGAATCCTTCTCGTCTTCTTTCGGCTTATCGTCGATGCGGTCCATAGCCTCTTCGGTATCCTTGACCGCTTCAGTTGCATCCATTTCGATATCTCCTAATTCATCAGCAAGGAAATCAATAAGTTCATCGGCCTTCTGGTCATCGGCCAAATCATCTCTGGTGAGAATCTGCATGACCTTGTAATGAAGGTCTTTCTTCATTTTCTCGCCGTCATCAACCTTGGCATCTACAGGCTGGCTATTCTCATCAGCTTCCTTGATGCTCCCGGTCGGCTTGTTCGCACTCTGACTCTTACTCTTCACGAAGTTCCTCCGTGCTTGAGGAGGTCGTTTTTTACTCTTTCGATAAACTCCTGAATACGCTGCTTCTTCTGTCTCTTGCTTTGTTGCCTGTTTCGATTCCGCAAGCGATTGCGTTGTTGCCGGGTCTGCAACCAAATCGACATGGCGTACCTCAGTGATCTTATTCACTTCAAAGATGCCACGCTTGTCAACAATCCCTTCACCTTGAGCGTTATGAGACATCCCAAACACATCCGGCATACGCTCGGCAGCTTCGCAAACTTGTTCTGCGATTGGGTGACTCTTCAAGTAGACTAAATCGCCAAAAAGCCCCTCGCCTTCAACGAATCGGACATTGACGAACTTTCCAAAGCGATCATAGCTGGAACGCTGCTGAGTCGGACCCTTTTCAGGATGATCGACATTGACCTTGATCCCCTCATACAGGGGAATGGCAGCTTTCAATGCGCCAGAAGTGTATCGCCGTCCATTCTGCGAATTAAAACCGATGATCTTGACATTACGAATAACGCCAGCTTCCCGGTCAACAAGTAGCTGAGTCTTGCCCACTTGTTGAGGCTGGAAAGTGGTGATTGAAAGGTCTTCGGTTAAAATTTCTAGTGTCGGCATGATGACATCTTGATAGCAATATATTTTTCTGTCAAGTGCTAGTATATAAATTTTTCAATTTTTTATACTTTAGCAATAACA